TAGTGCTTTGTTTTACACTTCGATCACAAGATGTGTACACTCAACCCGATGCGAGTGCTCCGTGCACTCGTGCCAACCGCCGCAGTTGCAACTGCCGCCGTTGGGCATGTGGGGAGAGCCGCTGCACGCACGCCGGGCGCTTTTGTGAGCAAACTCACCGCCGGCGTTGGCCACACTACTCGGTTCGCCAGTGGTGTCGCTGTTGCTGCAAGCCTGGATGGCGTTGACCTGCTCTGCTGGTCGACCCAGGCTGCTGCTAGCGTTGCATGTGCTGTTGTGTGTGGTACTGCCAAGACCACACTAAAAGTAGCTGAAACATCTGCCGTCCTGACTCTTGGGGTAGGGATGGCGGCAGTGGGTGCCACTCAGATTGTTCTGGGTGACGCCGTGCGCATGGTGCCCACGGTAGCACATATCAACGCCCTGGTGGACCAGTCCACCTTGGCGATGCAAGTGCTGACCACTGCTGTTGAAGAACGATGCACCACTCTGGCTGTCATGGCTGGGGAGACGGTGCTCGCTGCTGCTTTTATGGCCGCTCTCTCATACGTGAACATCGTAGACTGGCTCACCGTGCTGTATCAACAGCATCGTGATGAGCTGGTTGAGTTATTGTGCTCTTGTGCCAGGGTTTGCAAGCTGTGTATCAGCCTTGTGTCCTCCATTCTTATGGCGGGCGCTCGTACCCTGGCATGGGCCTGTGGCTGCGCTTTGTCCGGTCTGATCCTCGTGATACAGCGGCACGAGCCACACGCTCAAGCACGACTGTGGACGTTCATTTGGACGAAATTCGGAACGCGTCTCAATGCCGGCGTACGCCGACGCATCCAGGCGGCCCTGGAGTCTGTGCCCCATGGGGTACGTCCAGGCCACCCACATGCAGTCTCGGCTACGATCCGCAACACCGCAAACACGACGATGAAGAAGTGCGCGCATGTCCTTGGCCGCACTCCCTACATCGTTTCACCGTCATTGCGAGATGATGGTGATTCGGCCGTCCGAGACTTCTACGCTCTGAACGATTTCCAAATGACAGCACGACATGATCCAATCCCAGACAACCCGATCTTACTCATGACCGACGTGGACTACTATGCCGACATGGCTATGTGGTTATCCCTCGGGCACCCTATGCTCATCTACACTTTCGTTCCCGAGAGTGCCGGTGGGCCGGTGCCAGAGGGCGCCTTCTTCATTGAGGGCGACGTGGTCACCACCCTAATCTCTGGGGGTGGCGAGTACAAGCATCGGCTCTGGGACTACAATCATGACTCGATTTGGACCACCCATTCCAACCGGAAGCGGTGGTACTATCCTGTCTTGTCTGTGCTGTCTATGCTCAGAATTACCCGAGCTGCTGATGTCGTTATGTCCAGCGTTGATCACTACGAGGTTGGTGAGCATCGCCGGATAGTTTCGATTGTCCCGTATCTTCGACTCCCGTGTGTCCTATGGAATGAGCCAACAACCCAGTTGGCCCGGACCAAAATGTCACACCGGACGGAGCGTGGTGAGTACACCATGTTCCGAGTTCTTGGTACAAACGGACCTGCAATCACACTGGCACCATCTGGCCTTCCGGCCAGCGTGACGATAACTGAAGAGGAGTTCTACGCCACTAGCACCAGGTTTAAGGAGTCTACCTCCAAGAACCTGAGCGATGTGGCGCGCTACCTTAAAGATCATGATTGCAAGAAAGCAGCAATGGTGTATGATTACCTGGAAGCTCATGCACCAAAGACGCCTGCACTTACTGTGCACGCGCCCGGGCAGTTCGCCAAGCATTTTCAGGCTTTGGGACCGAACACCGCAGAAGAGGGTAAAAGGTACGCACGCGAGTACGCACCTTGCCCAATCAGTGCAGCAGCAGTCTTCCCTGTGGAGTCAGGAAACAACGACAACTTGTGTGTCGAGAAACGTATTGACCTCCCACAGCGGTTGGCTTATGCTGCCATTGAGGAAAGCAACCCTAAAGGCCGTAGTGGAGTACCACCTCGAAGGTTTATTGGGTACGCCAAAGATTTCGTGAACGAACTTGTCAAGGTTCCGGGCTCCGGGACACCCGTCTCCATCGACGAGGTGGTCCAGGCCCAAAATCGACCTACACAGAAAGCTCGGTCTGCTCAACGGAAAATGGACTGGACGGAAACCTTCCGTGTCCAGTCGTTCCAGAAGCGCGAGCCCTATGCAATGCCTAATGACCCTAGGAACATCTCTACCTGTCCAACAACTCACACCCTGCGACTTTCAACATTCACCTATCCGTTCAAACAAGAAGTGCTTCGCAAGGCATGCTGGTACATGCCCTGTAAGAACCCGAGCGAGATCGCTCAGGCGCTCATGAACTTTGTCCTCAATGCTGAGGACACTGATGATGAGCTCGTTCGTGAAGCTGTGAAACAACTTGAAGGACTTGAATGGCATGGAGTACTCCCCGGTGACTATAGCCGCCTTGATGGCAGCGTCACCGAGTGGTTGCGAACAAATGTTGAATTTCCAGCATATCTCAGGTG